TCCTGGATTGTCAATTCTTACACTAGTGATTTTTCCATCATTAATAATCGGAACTAACTTTCCATAATTACCTTGATTAGCAGTAATGACTAAATTAGGAGGTGCATTATAACCTTCACCCTGATTATCGACTTGAACTTCAACTATTCTTCCATTATTGATAATTGGAGTGATTTCTGCACCAGATCCATTTTTAAGAATCAATAATGGTTGACGATCATAGTTTATAATATCGGAAGAACCATAAGAAGATCCCTCATTAGTCACTTGTACTGATTTAAGAGATCCTTTAAACAAAGGTTGAAGTTTTGCTTGGAAATCTTGTCCTGTAGCAGTGATAACTCCTATTTCACCAGTTAAAGTTACTGTAATTGGTTCATAATTAAAAGTATGCGTTCCAGTTCCTAAACCAGCAACAGTAAGGTCAATATATTGCTCTGTTTCGTAATATAGGAACTTAGATGTAGTTCCAACCCCTACACTAGATAATTTAAAGTTATTTGGATCAACTTCGGTAACAACATAATTTGTATTTGAATTAATTCCAGTAATTTGATCCACATTATATGAATATTGAATAATTTCACCAGATTTATATCCATGATCATTAATATGAATTTGATTAAGAGCAGTATTAATTCCTGTTGCAGAAATTAGAGTTCTTTTTTTATTTTCATAACCAGAACCAGAATTATCTACTATAATATTAGAAACAATTCGTTTTTTATCAAAAGATTCAAGAGCTTGAACACCAACTCCAAAATCAGATAAAATAACAGTGTTTAAACCTACATTTACAGCGTCGGTTTCTGACTTATAGAGTTTTACAGTAGATACACCTACGGTATGAACATAATAAATTGCATCTGTTGAAATTCCACCAACTGCTGTTTGTCCAAATGTCTTATAAATGACTTTTTCACCATTTCTAAACTTATGGAAAGTAGAAAAACCAATAGTACTATCAGTTATGTCAACACGAGCAGAATCTGCCGTTGCATTGAATGAAACTGAGTGTTCTATCTCTTTAGTATTAACACTAGCACTTGCTCCTTCACCATTACCACCACTTATAGTAAGAGTTGGATGAGAAACATAATCAAAACCTGGATCTTCAATATTGATTCCAATTAAAACTCCTTCGACAGCACATATACCAGTTGCACCAGAACCAACATTATCAGAAATATGTAAAACTGGAGGATTTATAACATCATAACCAATTCCTTCGGATGCAATATCAATATTTTTAATATTACCGTAATAAACGGATTCATCAGATTTGTAATTTAAAATTTCAACACCATTAACAAGAATACCTGTTCTATCTCCTGGTCCAGTAATAAAATCTCCATCTTCATTAATTGGATTTTTTATTTCTTTTAATAAAAGTTGATGATCAACATCTTTATCATGAAAACCAAGATATTCTAAAGTATTGGAAGTTACAATTCCTGAAACACTGATAAAGGACTGATTAGAAATATTAGCAGGGCTTGTAGCAAGTTGAAATTGGTTTTTATTCAATCTGTTGACGAAGAAAACCCCCTCATCCATCTCAGGAAACTTACTAACAACTTTTGTAGTGTTTCCTAGAAAATCTTTAGTCTCAATATTATAAGGACTATAGTAAACTGCATCTCCTGTCCAATAACCATGATCATTTACATCTAAAATTGTAAATTCAGATCCACTATACTCTCCATTTAGTGTAATTTTTCTATCATAAAAATTTAAAGGTGCATTATCATAATTGGGAATAGAAGAAGATGCTACTAAAAGATCTTGATCAAATTTTACATATGTATTTTGAACATTAGCAAAATAATTATCAATATAAGAATAATCAGTTAAAGATGATTTTACTTGTGCTCTTAATATTTTTCTTTCAACTGTATATTTGGCCTCTGATATATTTCCTTGTCCTTTAATCGAAAAACTGTAGTCACTTATAACCTCACTTACAGTAGAATCTTTAGTATTACCTAAAGAGTCAATAACAGTAACTTGATCACCAAGTCTAAAATTATTTTTAGCATAAGTAACCAATGTATAAGTAAAATCAGAAGCATCAACTAAAGTTATAGTTTCTACATCATATTTTGTTGCTACATTATAAAACCAATTTTCTGTTTTAGGACTTGAAGTAGTTATTCCTAAAGATTTTATAGAAACAGTATCATTATTATTAAAATAATAAGTATTATCTGGAATTTCTAAGTCTGCTAAAACTCCAGTAACTCTCATAGAAACCCTAGTGGTGGTTCCTAGACCAACATATCCATAAACATCAGTATTTAACCGAATATTTTCTTTTGAATCAATGCTGGTATTAATACCAATTGTTGTAGTGTTAGCTAAACCAACCTCAAAGAATTGGTTTATAGATTTAGATCTGTAAGTTAATATTCCTGTAACTCCTGTTCCGTAAATTGCATACAATTCTCCTGCCTCAGGAAAACCTATGGTAGAATCTACATCTATTACACTTGAACCTATTGATACTTCTGTTATTACTTTTGTATTAGGATGAACTACAAATTCACCATACACACTTCCTTTAAGGGGAACATCTCTGGCATAACCATAATCAAGATTTAACTTAAAGTAGTCAGAACTACCAATAGAGATTTTTTCTACTCCACTAACAGGAGCATAGGCTGCGTCTAAACAATAATGATCTCCAAAATGTTCAGAATCTTGGTATATGGTGCTATTTAATAAATCCAGAGGATTTCCCTGAATAGCTTCAACCACTAAATCTTTAGTTACTCTATAATCAGCATCAGAAGGTCTAAAAAGAAACTCTCTTGGTTTTATTACATCTACCTTCTCACCATATAATGCACCAAAGAGAATATTGTATGATTCGTCAGTACCTTTAGTTTCATAAAAATCTTTGGATCTTGAAATAAACAATCTTTGATTTAAATCAGCGTCTAAAGTCCTATCTTCAAAACCTGGAGAAATTTGATTCTTTAGTTTTAGTAAAAATTGATTAAAAAGTAAAGCACTTAAGTTAGTAACCTTACTTCCTTTTGCATGAGGATTAACATCTGATTGTGAAAAGGTTAATTGGTCATGTGTACCATATGAAGTAACACCACTAAATCCTCTTACACAACCTGTAAAGGTAGTATTGGTTTTTTCTTTATATAATATTATTTCATTATCAATTTGTATTAAACCATCTCTATCAGGAAACTGATATGTTCCAAAAATACTTTTATTAAGATCAAATGTAACTGTAATTGTAGTATCTTGATATCCAACTGCACTTCCTAATTCTGTCTCATTCTCATTATTAGTTAAAGATTCTAATTTTAAATATTCATCTATATTCTGAATTACATCAGCAGAAGCTCCAGGATATTCTTGAGAAACATAATACTCTTTAAGAAATTCCCCCAATAAAGGAAAATCCTCCTGTACAAAAGAAGGGAGTTGATTCTCAACTATATTTTGAATCTGTACTCTTTGGAGATCTGTTGATATCATTTTTTGTATACTTTGATCTTAGTAAGAAGAACCACCACCACTAGTGGTAGAAGAAGTGGTTGCTGCTGTAGAGGCACTGGAGGCGGTTGTAGAGGCAACTGTAGTACCATTACCATTAGTAGTGAATACAGTATCACTTGGTGTATCACATGTTGTAGAACCAGGAATCTCTTGTTTTCCACGAACCAAACTACCATTTGCATAACTAGAGGCAGCTGAGTCTAAATTATCAGAATCAGATATAGCATTAATCATTGTATTTTCAAGATCAATTTGTACATATAGATCATGAAGACCTAATACGTCATTAGAACATGGAGAACCTGATATTTCGACGAGAGGGAATCCTTTATTAACTACAGTATTAGTTATATTGATTGGGGAAAGTTTAATTTCACCTTTCTTATAATCAATTGTTCCGATTGATTTTTTAATAACTTTTGCCTGATTAGAAGCTTCCAATTGTATCAACATGATCTGACCAGTTTCGGTAGATCCAGCATCTGGTTTATCAGTAAGATATACCACACCCGCAATTCCATCTACATTAAATCCAGATGACTTAATATTAAATCCATCGCAACTCTTAACAAAGATACAATTTCCAAAGCAAATTTCATATTCCGCAAAACTATTTAACGATACTCTGAGATCCCTTCTTACCACAACTGTTGTAATATTAGAAGTTATAGCATCACTACTATTATCAATAACACATAACAGTTTACTATACTTAAATCTAGCCCCAAATCTGTTCATTTCTGCTGATTTAGCATATTTTCTAAGATTCTCAGAGATGAGACTGACGAGATCAGCAGCCGATGAAATCAAATTGGAGTTAAAATAAGCAGTAATGTTCAATTCAATGTATAAAAACTTCAAATCAGTGATTTCTACGTCTATTCCCGAAACAGAGTATTTTTTAATTTCTCTTTTTATGTTATTTTTAATCTGATCCGACAAATAAGGTCCATTTGTGGGTTTAATGCTTACAAAAGTCTTTCCATATTGTGGTGGATTTAAAGTTTCACCTCCAAAAGCACTCACAGACTCAGTTTCAGTATATAATGAAGGAATAATCGCTTCAAAATCAGCAGTTGTGACAGCTCTTTTTTGAGAAGAGTAAATTCTAGGTGCATATTTCTTAATAGATTCAATTGATTCTATATTTTGACCTAAAGAGGCGGCTGTAATTGTAGTAACAAGAGAAACTCCAGTACTAATATTGATACTATCTCGTGAAGAAGTTAATTTTCCACTAAAATTAAAGTTATTAATACCATTTGCAAGTTCACCACCTGTTACAAGGTAAGAAACTTCGATAAAACTGGGTGCTTCTAACTTTTTACCAAAAATTCCGTCCCCAAATACTAATTCATATCTTTCACCCTCTACTTCTTGTACAAAATAAACAGGAGAATCACTTTTTACTTCAAATAAACTGTCAGATTGTATATATTTTCGGGTAACAGTAGAAGATGCAGAGGGTTTCACAACAACTCTTAATGTAGAAAGGTCAATACCACTATTATCGAGTATAAATCTTTGATCAGGGTCAAAAGAATTTACAGTAAATGTCTGTGTAAGGTAAATTCCTTCATAAATGGCAAGATTATCAAAACTTGCTTCATCATCTGATACAGGAACTGTGACATCATCTAGAATTGCAAATGTAAAACTCTCATTTGCAAAGGAATTGGAGGATGCAACGAGTCCTTTATTTAAAGTTATAGTTGAAGGTTTATCTGCATAGTCAGAAGTATCAACAAAAAAGGAAATATTAGCTTGTGCTGCTCTTTTTGAATAAGGAGTATAACCAATGTTACGGGCTAATGATACAACATTCTCTCTTAATGTTGCACTATCGATAAAAACCTCATTCGATACCATATTGGCATTGTATGAAGTGATGTAAGTATTGTATGCAAGGACATCAATTATAGTTGACAGGTTAGATCCTTCAAAATCATAATCAGTAAAATTAGAATTAGATCGAAGATAATCTTTAATTGATGTTTTTATCTGGTCAAAATCCAGATTTGCGAAATTAACTAGGGGCATTATCTTGTTGGCTGTAATGCGAATGATAACTGTTGTGCTTGTGCTTCTATTCCAACTATTTCATAGGTAATAATAACCTCAAATTCATAGGAGTCTGGATTGGGAGACACTCTTGTTTTTAATAATTTAACTCTGGGTTCATAATTTTTGATAGTATTTTCAATTTCACTCTTTACGGATGCTGCAGTAAGGTCATCCATGTTCTCAAAGAGTAATTGATTTACTCTTGAACCTAGATTATTATTAAAAAATCGTTCTCCAGGTGAAGTAAGCACTAGATTACGAAGAGAACGAGCAATAGCAGTCTGATTTTTAATCGCAATAAGGTCATCGGTTAACGGATTAACCTTAAAAGACATGCTTATATCTTTAAATGACCTACTTATGCGTTGGACAGGCACTATTATACGGCAAATATATCTTTATTTAGCACCCTAATCTATCACTTCAAAGATCTCATTATCCTCTATATTCTCATAAAGGTCATTTGTTACTTTTTTATCGCTTTTTTTAGGTACGATATTATCATTTGCTATTTCACGTAGCATTTTCTGGTACTGTTGGTTAGGCAGATTGTCTAAGAAGTCGTGCATTTTCGTATCCCCACTAAAAAAGGGACTCATAAAGTCCCTTTTATTTATTTTCCTTGGCCACGGTAGCGTTTCTTTGCCTTATTTCGAGAGGAAGCGGCATACTTACTGTGTTTGC